TCGTTTCAGTCCTCAGTTGCCCGGAGACCGCCGGGGCGGGCCAGCCCGAGCGTTTCCGCCCGGGCTGCGATTATCTTTCGGATCCAATCAGTCGCTACTCACCTCGCCAACCATTCGATCGGACTCGATTTCCGTAACCACAACAGTGTCCCGCCATTCGAGGCCCTCGTCCTCAAACCACTAGGAAGCGGGTCAGCAGCAGGAAATAACATGGACGCGGGCCAGCGGGGTCAGCTTGCAGACAAGTCGCAGCGCGTAGGCTTTGGCGCTCTCGAAGTTGGCGAACGTCTTCGACTCGAAGCGTGGTCGCCGGCTTTTCCCCTGCGGAGTGTTGCGCGGGTCCACCAGCAATAATGGGCCGACGAGGCTGAATTCCCCAGATCGGTCGTGAATACTGATGAAATCGAACGCCCAATCGGCAATGCGTCCGTTGGTGCGGTTCGCCTCGATCATCTCCCAATATCGGTCCTTGTCGGCTACGTACGTGCGGCGGGTTAGTCTGGGTGCGGTTGCTGTGGTCATGGTCTCGGTCTCCTGTCGGGGGTGTGGTGAATCGGTCCGGGTATCCTGCCAGCACAATCGCGCTGGCAGGGGGGCGGGAACGATTCAGCGTCCCCAGGCGGCCGAGACGATCCGCCTATACTCGCGAACGATCTGCTGCGCCTCGGTGTGAGTGATCGGCCGAACTGAGCGGCCGTTGCAGTGGTGGTAGGTGTGCTCCTCGGGCTGGCAGTCAACGATTCCGGTGGAGTCCTTCAAGATGTGCCAACGGTCGCATTGCCCGAAGCAATACGGGATACGCTCGCCTTCTGCCGGCCAGGCGTCTGAGTCTGCTTTGAACAGTGGGACCATTACCGTCCCGCTGCGTCCGGTCATGTGGATAAACGGAACGCCGGGGTTCTTCCGAATCCATTCCCGGTCGTGCGTCTGCAGGTCCGTCTGAAAGCTCTCAAGGCGGGGCAGGGCAAGCCGTTCAAGCTGCCCGTAGGTGGTCACAATCGGACCAGTGCCGGCGAATTCCATGTCGTCTGTGACGTTGCGGCCGCGTGCGTAGGTGGTGGTGGTCATACTGTCGCCTCCTCGATGGCTAGAACGGTGTCGCGCAGAATCCGCGCGGCGTGATGGTCGCAAAACAGAACGTGCGGGTACTCGTCGTAAGGCTGGAACGATCCAAGCCGATGACAGCCAGGGGCCTTACAATGCTTGTGCGTCTTCCGGTTCAGCCAGATCAGCGCCGAGCCGAGCGTGTCTGACGCGTCGCCGCGGTAGCGCTCGCCGTTGGCCTCAAGCTCCTCGATCGCTCGCAAGTGCCGGATCCGGTCCGTCTGCTCCTGCTCCGTGTCTTCGAACGGTGGTTGGTCTGCGATGGCCTTCGACAGGTCAGAAGATCGCAGCAATCGCTTACCGTGGTAGATGCCGTGCATCGTGGGTCGCTCTCTTTCTGGTGTGGTGGTGCGTAAACGCAGGAAATGCCGCGGGCTACGATTCCGGTCCTGCCTGAGTCAGCACTACGCGGCCAGTGCGGGGTGGCAAAGCGTCTGAAGTCGTCAAGCCGCTAGGAATTGCTCCGATCCCCGCGTAACGCAGCCGGATCATTCCGTTCCGATGTTTGATCATCCTCAGCGCCTCACGCGGGTCGCTGATCTCATCAACCTCCGCAGCTAGCCGCGTACACAACCGATCCAGCTCTTCCAGGCTCGCGACTGCCAGCCGTTTCCATGCTTGCTCGATCGTTGTGCCGTCATGCCATCCGAAGACCTCACGGAAGACACTCAGCGTGGTGCGCGTCGTTTTATGTTCCGCTGGCGTGGTGCTCATGATTGAATCAACCTCAAGAATCGTTCGAGAATTTGCCATAGTTTCGCGTTCCTGTGTGGCTGTGGTGCCTGAGAAAAGCCAGAGCCAGCACATGCCAGCCCTGGCGCTGCGTCCTCCGGTCTTACTCTCCGAAGGAGAAGCAGTCGGCGTAGGCCCGAAGCGTGTCTTCGTCCGCTTCGCCGTAAGCGGTCCACGGCGTGTACCAGTCCTGAGCCTGGAGCGTGGCGCTGATCGGCTCCTTGTGCTCGCTCAGATCGCCAACGATCCGGGTGGCAGGTCCGCCGGTGCTCAATAGGATCTCATACTCGGTTGCGGTCAGTGATTCGCCGGGCGATTCCCAACCGCTGCGGACCTGCAGAGACAGCGGGTCGTCAGTGATTCGTTGGCGGGCCTCGTCTTCGTCGATGCAGTCCCCGGCCGCCTCTTCCAGTTCCTGGAGCTCGTCCCGTTCGTCGTCGTCCAAGTCCTCGGCCGGCGTGTCTCGCAGTTCTTCAAGGCGGCAAAAATCTACCCCACTGGCAGCGACCATTGCAGCAATTGACTCATAGGACGATTTCCCGATCTCCTGCAGTTTGTCGTACTCGGTCGCGTTGTTCGTGGTCGTGGTCGTCATAGTCTCGCCCTCCAGTGTGGTGCATAATCGAGCAGTCTGGCTCATCAGGCCGGCGGAACAAATCGCCGACGACGCCCGGGCATTCCGGGCGTTTCGCCTCGCTCACAAGCCGCAACGTCGGGCCATGTCATCCTCGACCATCATGTCGAAAGCGTCGCCAGCGGGATCCCCGTATCTAATCGCTGACTGCCGGCGGGTGTCTTCCGCGTTGCAATCGTCACACAGCACCGCGCTACCGGCTCCCAGGCTCCGCATATAGCCGTTCAGTGTGCTGCAGCGAGTACAGGGGCCATCAACGCGCCGCGGCTTCCCGGTCTCCTTGTCGTGAATTTTGCAAATTGACCAGAACAAATCAGCAGCTCCGCCAGCGCTCCGCCTCCACCAGTAACCGCCAGACGGTGACCAGCGGAAGCGGTTCGCCTTCAGTGCCTCCCGAATTCTCGCCGACGGTTTCCCGGCAAATGTGAAAGTGGTTTGACCGGTGCCGATGTCAAACGTGATTCCGTCGTGTTTCAGTGTCATGGGTTCTTCCTCGGTTCGTGGCGTGGTGGCGAATCGGTCCGGGTATCCTGCCCACATCTCGCGGGCAGGGGCTCGGGAACGGTTCAGGCGTTATTCGTTCTTCCCGTCAGAACTCCCCGCTTCTGACGCCACATCCGCACCAGCATCATCCTGAGCCGCCTCAGCAGCCCCCACACTCGCCCGGTCTACGCCCGATTCATGCCCCGATTCTGTACCGTTCATCGCTCTATCCCCGATCTCTGGCCAAGCCTCTCACCCGCCGACGCAGCCGGACCGCCTCGCGATCACGCATCACCACGCCTGTCGAGCGTTCTGAACACCTCTCGCATCCATCGCAGCCCTCTATATATCTTAAGGTAAGAATTCCGCGCCAAACCAACGCATGCCCGTAGCAATCAAGCAAATAAACATAAATCGTACTATAACAGAACACTATATGGCGGGTGTAAATGATCACCTAACTTAATTTAACAGCGCGACGCGGGCACGACGCACGCCGTACACGTGCCCATACAATAGAGGCAGGGGCGCACATGCAACAGGATCCCACCTGCAAATCAATTGCACCTGCAAGTCGATTGCATCTAGGAGGGGGCGCGGCGAAAGTGTCACATTATTGTGACATATAGTACATTTGTACTACTCTGCCCGGCCGTCGCCCTGGCCTGCCTTCGAAGGTCATAGCCTCACCGGGCTCGGATCACGCCGAAAATCCGTCAGTAAGCGACCACTCATTGACACTGGGCCGCCAATCAGGCATTGAATGGCTCCTGCAGGCCGTGGCAGGCCGTGGTGGGCCTCATCCATCATGCATCGGAGCCGTGGACGCCGCTTGTTGCCACCCCTGCCCCGCGATCGAAATATGGGACCCCATGCAGGAACGCAGTTTTGACCATCCCAGTCCCCCCCGGTGGCCGATGGATATACATTAGCGATTATGTTGCGCAACCATTTTTCCGCTTCCATTTATACCATTTATCGAATAACGTCCACGGCATGTCTGCTTATTACAACGAGAACGATCCACACGCTTCCGGGTGGCTGAGGGAACTGATTAGCGCCGGTTTGATAGCACCGGGCGAGGTTGACGAGCGGTCCATCACGGAGGTTGATCCGAATGACGTCAAGGGATTCACACAGTGTCACTGGTTCGCGGGTATTGGCGGCTGGTCAGCGGCACTTCGACTGGCAGGATGGTGCGATGACCGAGCAGTGTGGACAGGTTCCTGCCCCTGCCAGCCATTCTCCGCCGCCGGCCGACAGCGAGGGACTTCAGATGCACGGCACCTCTGGCCAGTCTGGTTCGGCCTCGTCGAAGCCTGCCGCCCGGAGATCATCTTCGGCGAGCAAGTCGCATCCTCAAAAGTTGTCGGCACGCAGCTTGAGGCTTCTTTCGTTAACGCGGTTCAGCGGGGCGATTACGCCGCCGCCAACAGATACGCAAACCGACTCGTTAAATCGAAATCTCTTGGGGCAGATCGTCGGTGGCTCGATGGAGTATGTGGAGACCTGGAAGGGGCGGATTACTCCGTGTGGCCGTCGGTACTGGGCGCACACAGCGTCGGGTCGCCGCACATCCGACCGCGATTGTGGTGGGTCGGAAGCCGGTTGGCCGACTCCCCAGGCCAAAGAGCAAAACGAGACGTCGGAGAAAAAGGTCTCACGAGGAGCACACGCTGGTCTGAATCTGCGGAACGCTGCGGAGTTGGTGTTTCCAGCGGGCTGGGTGACGCCGTCGGCCAGAGACCACAAGGACACGCCGGGGATGGCGGCGGAGTCAACGAACAACGACGGAACGACGCGGCAGCGGGTGGATCAGTTGCCGCGTCAGGTGTATCACCTGCTCCCTGGGATGGAGCCGAGTGGGTCCAATGCCGAGACGGAAAAGCGAGGCGTCTTGAGCCCGGACTTGAGCCGCTGGTTGATGGGCTACCCGGCCGTGTGGCTCAGTTGCGTGGATTGGGAAACGCTATCGTCCCGCAAGTAGCTGCGGAGTTCATCAGAGCGTTTATGGAATGTGAGTGAGTATCTGTCTTCCATTTATGCCATTTATCAAATAGGGTCCTGACTCTTACTGAATTCGATCAGGGAGCGGCAGGATGAATCGCCAACAAATGTTGAGAGCACTTAGAAGCCCGAATATTCGGTTTACCTGGGAGTTGTCGCACACTTCGTTGCCGGAATACGCGACGGGTGATAACGGAACCCCTTTTTTTGATATCAACCTGTCGATGCCCGTTGAGGTTCTTTGCGTGACGGCTGCTGACGGGGACATCGAGTTGACAGCACTGCTTTAGTACATCGCATCGGGTGAGTTCCCGGTCTCCGTTCTTGATATGGCGGAGATTGCCACGGGCGACGAGCAGCTCGCCCGGTGCATGTTTTTGATTGTGAGAGGATGTTCCAACAATGCCTGACAGGTCGATCCGCAGTGTGTTGGAGATTCAGGAGTTGATCCTTGAGCGGGCGCCGTTCCTGTCTGTGATCGGACTTGCGACTGGAACGCTTCAGTGTCGTTACTGTCTGACTCAGTGGTGTATCTGTGTGAATTCTGACCACACGGAGTTTCGGCTTCAGGGTTACTCTCCACATAGTAGTAAGTGTCCGGTTAGGGAAAAGTACCCTGCGATGCCCGGTATCGACGTGACTGACATTTCGGATATGGGCATAGTGATCAATGCTGAACCGTGTCGTCGGCCTGGTTTGTATTGGATCGAGGGCGATCGATGACGACTGAAACCAAGCCTTGCGTTTGCGGTAAGTTGATGATCCTGAAGGAAGTTCAGGCGGTCCGCATTCTGTCTTCTTCGCGTCGGTATCCCTGCATCTGGTGGTGTGGCGGTTGTGGCCATCGGCTATCTTCCGAACCGCTACGTGAGCGGCCGCGTCCGGATACTGACATGTATGCATGGGAAGAGGCGAATCGAGCCGTTAAGGAAATCGGGGACTCTTGAATGTCAGGCCAGAAACGAATCACATCGCCGAAAGCGGTTAATGAATCCCAACCTGACGTTTACGATGACTCGGTCTACGTGCAAGAACTAAACAATGAATGCGAGCGAGTCCTGATACGAGATTCCGTCGCTCTCGAGTCCTACAACCACGCAAAGCGTCGGAACCTGCTGGAAAATCTTTGCCTGAAGGCAGCCCTGGTTGCCGTGTCCAACTCGAAGCAAGTGGTCATGACTCGTCTGGAAGAGGCGATGACCCGACTTCACTCGTGAGCATGGACTTGACCTTTTCCGGGTGCCACTTCTTGCCACGGAGTGGGCCGTGCGTTTCAGTCATAAAATCAGCGATCGCCCTGAGACTGCATCCACTGGCGTGTGCCTCCTTCACGCTTCGGATAGCCATTATCTCGCTTTGGCATTCGATGATCCGCGACTGATCGTCCGGGTCGATCATCTTGCCGTACGGGATGCGGCTCTTGTGCGTCATTCGCTGTCCGCCTGACTGGCGGTGAAGCATGAGTTCGCTTGTTCGTTCTGACGTCTGCCGAGCCTCGAATTCGGAGACTCCTAGCCGGAACGTGATGAACATCCGGCCGAGTGCGGTTGACAGGTCGAGCGAGTTGCCGCCCTCGTTTGCCAGATGGATCGCCACCTTCTCTCGTTCGAAGTGGTCGATCATTTGCAGGCCGTTGATCGTGTCGCGGAACAGCCGGTCCATTTTTGCGACTACGATATGCTTCACGGCAGGTCCGATGTTTCTCAGTTCTTTTCCGTGCGTCCGGCTGAAGAGCGGAACTTTCCTGCCTGACTCGTATTCGTCGGACAGTTCATGCGAAACCGTCAGCCCTTTCATGCGGCAGTAACGGCGGCACGCTTCCAGTTGGCACTGCGTTGTCTCGCGGTCCTCCTGTTTTCCGTTTCCCTTCTTCTTGGGTCGAGGCGAGAATCTCGTGTAGATGACAGCCAGCATGACGTCACTCATAGCAGTTCCCCGAACCCCCGATCGGTAAGGAAAGAAAAGTCCAGGCCCATGCGGAGGCGATCGGGGTGAGCGCTCCGCGGCGGCTGGCCAGCCGTTGGGCTCTGGACTCAGCCAGTGTAATCAGTAAACCTACGGTATCAAAGCTACCATTTATGGGAACAGGAAAATGCCGCGCCCGAGGAAGTCGATTCAGGAACTTTCCGAGGAACAACAGGAAGCCCTCTTCCTGGCCCAGCTGCAGAGATTCGCATTAGAGAAGACTTCGAAGCACGACGTCGATCGGGATTGGCAGTGGGCGTACGACAATCTAGGTAACCCGGAATGCCAGCCAAAGGACGCGCCGTCAATATCGGCCTGGGAACTCCTGCAGTTTGGCCGTGACTACAAGTCGAAGTTCATGGAGAAGGCGCTCAGCTGGCACGAGAAGAAGCGGAAGGAGATGGGGCCTCAAGGTGATCAGTTTGAAGACGACGGCCGGACGAAGTTCCGCGCGATCGAGAAGATGATCAAGAACCTGACGGCCGATCTGATCTCAACCGTCAAGGATATTGTGAGGCGAGACCCCAACGCCGTGGCCCGCACGCTTCGCGATCTGGGCTGGACCGTGGTCGTCCCAAAGAAGGATTGAATGACAGACAAGCTGCTGATCACGAATCCCGAAATACTTCGCTGGCACGAAGAGCGGGGACTCGTTCGCTCCGACGTCCGGTCAGCCAGTCGGATCGTGCCGAAGGAGTTGTCCCTCAACCTTCAGTACAGGAAGCAGGTTTTGGAGATGGCGTACTCCGATCCCGAGTACGCTCAAGAGCTGATGATTCTGTGTTCTCGTGACATACTCTTCTTCATCAACACGTTTTGCTGGCTGCTCGAGGCCAGAAAGCCGGGCGACTGGCAGTTGGATTACCGGTACGGTGTCTCAAACGAATTGCCATTCATCACACGTCCGTATCAGGACAAGGCAATCCTTCGGACTCTGCAGTTCTTGGGCACGCGTGATATCGCCGTCCAGAAGTCTCGCGAAACGGGCGTGACGTGGATCTACATTGTCATCGCGATCTGGGACTGGCTGTTTCATCCGGACACGAATATCGGATTCGCATCGAAGGACGAGAACTCGGTTGACGACTCAACAGATCCCGACTCCCTGTTCTCGAAGGTCGACTATCTGGTCGAGCGTCTTCCCGCCTGGATGCGTGGCCAGAAGAACCGCGACTTCACACGCAACCTGACGAAGCACACGATCGTCAATCATAAAAACGGCTCATCGATCGCCGGCTACGCATCAACTGCCGACATCGGCCGTGGCGGGCGGAAGTCATGGTTCTTCTTTGACGAGTTCCATTTCTTTCCGGCCGGTGCCGACTTCGCGTCTCTTGAATCATCGTTCGGAGTTACGAACTGTCGGATCTTCGTGTCGACCATTAACCGACGCCGCGGCGAAGCCGGTTCGTTTATTGACCTCATTCGCGGTGATGACCGAAACATCGTCATCATCGATATCGACTGGAAGGACGACGAGGAGAAGCGGGTCGGCCTCTATAAGTCGAACAGGATTGGATACACCCAGTCCTTCACGCTGGAGTTGCTGGACAAGAGATTCTGGGAGCCCTTCAAGCGTGATGACGGTAAATACGCGAGCCCGATCCATAAGGACCAAGCCTACGAATTCGTCCTGGACGGTCGGACTCGGTCGCTTTACTACGACTATCAGTGCGCTCGCGGCGGCGCGACAATGCAGTCGATTTCCGCCGAATTAGACAAGGATCCCACAGGCGCCACGTCGCAGGTTTGTGATCCCGAAGTCATCAAGGCTGCGAAGGAGCGAGTCAAGCCAGTCATCCACAAGTTCGAGGTCTATCGTGATCCCGACGACGAAAAGAAGTGGATGCTGGACCGACAGATCGAGGGGAACTTGAATCTGTACTTCGAGATGACTGGCGGGCGTCCACCCGAGTCGCAGTATTCACTGGGTTTCGATATCGCAGCCGGCACGGCTGGTGCCCGGTCGAGTTATTCGGCCATGTGTGCGATTGACAAAGTGACCGGGCAGCAGGTTGCTGATTGGCGATCTAATTCGATCGAGCCTGCGGAATTTGCCGAATTGGCCATCTGGTTTTGTGAATGGTTCTGGATGGGCTTGCTTATCCCGGAGAGTAACGGTCCGCTTGGACAAATGTTCGTGAATCGCGTGCTGAGGGAAGGCTACAAGTACCTGTTTCGCCAGAGATCCATGGAATTCGAGGAAGACAATTCGGCCTGGTCGGGTACAACAAAGCCTGGATATCGCAACAATGATGGCGGATTGTCACTGCTTCGGGACTTGACGTCTGCCATCCGATTGCGTCAATGCCACATCCATTCGCCTTTAATCCTGAAGGAGATGGGGAGATACTTCTTCAAGAATGAAAAGGTTGTTCACTCTTCCGAGCAGAGTGAAACGGATGGCTCTTCGGTCGGGAAGGCCCATGGTGACCTTGCGATTGCGGGCTGTACGGCCTATCACGGCATGAGTCGCTGGCCGGCATTCGAGGAAGAAAAAGACGAAGACGACGGAATTCCGCTCGACTCGTTTCTTGCCCGACGAGAAGAGCAGCAGGAAGAGGATCGGCAGTTGGCGCTCACTGATTACTGGTCTCCCTTTGGATAGGGATCATGATGGATCGACTCAAGTTCAAGCGACTCAAGGATGCCATCACTTTTTCCGGACGGAAGCTCAAGCCGTTCCGGGAAAAGATGCGTGAGGCGCATCGACAGTATGTTGGTACGCATTACGGCGACAATGGATCAGAAGGCACACGCCCGCTGAATATGCTGGAAATGGGCGTAACGGCCTACCTCCAACAGCTCGCGTCCCGGAATCCCCAGGTCCTTGTCAACACCAGGAAGTCCAGCCTCCGTATCGCGGCTGTGGAATGCGAACACGCCATCAATCAGACCCTGCTCGACATCGACTTCGAGAACGAATTGAGGAACTGGGTCATGCAGGCCCTGTTCTCCGTCGGGATCATGAAGGTTGGCATACAGGTCGATTACATGGCGGAAATCGACGGTGAGGAGATTCCGCATACGAGCGTCTTCGCCGAATCTATTTCACTGGATGATTGGGTTCACGATGTCACTGCTGACAAGTGGGATCCCCAGCGCGTCGGATTCTGTGGGCATAAGTACCTGATGACGAAGCGGGAACTTTCGTCAAACCCAAACTTCAGCAAGAATCTGACCGCAAAGCTCCAGCCGCGGGACCTGAATGAGCACGACGAGATGCTCGGCGAGAGTGATCGACTCGACGAAATCGGATACGGCAAGAAATCGACTGACGGCGAATACCTCGATCGCATCGAACTGTGGGACATCTGGCTTCCGGAAGACCGGAAGGTCGTGACCATGTCAACCGAACTGAGCGAGCCAGTCCACGAAGTCGAGTGGGAAGGCCCGGATCGTGGTCCTTACCATCTGCTGGGCTTCAATCCAGTTCTGGCAAATATCATGCCGTTGCCGCCGATCGCGAACTGGATGGATCTTGACGATCTTGAGAATAAGCTGATCAATCACCTTGGCCGCCAGGCATCCCGCCAGAAGACTGTCACGTTTGTGACACAGCAGGGGCGGAAGGATGGGGAGCGGGTCATCCGAACAAACGACGGGGACACGGTCGTCGTCGACAATCCGCAGAACATCAAAGAAGCAAGGTACGGAGGCATCGACCAGCAGACCCTCGCGTTCGCGCTGAACGTCAAGGGCCTGACGTCCTACATCATGGGGAATCTGGATGCGATGGCCGGCCTGGGATCGTCGGCCGACACACTGGGCCAGGAGAAGATGATCTCGGCGACCGTTTCTGATCGGGTGCGTGCAATGCAGGCATCAGTCGTCTCAGCCACCAAAGACGTAATCGAGGACATCGGTTTCTGGCTCTGGAGATCACCGACGACTCAGATCCACATGGCTCGGGATATTCCCGGAACCGATTTCGCTGTTGACGCGTCGTGGCCGCATGCTGCTGACGAATACGGTGTGGATATGGATCTCCGACAGGGCGATTTCGAAGACTACGATTTCAACATTGAACAGTTCTCAATGCAGGATCTGAGTCCGCAAATCAGACTCCAAACCCTGCGAGATATCTGGCAGCGTGACATCGTTCCGCTGATCCAGACGGGGCTCAAGCCGGACATCAACAAGTACCTGGCACTTGTTGCCAAGTATTCAAACATGCACGAATTGACAGACATTATTCCGGAACTGCAGGCGTATTCCGACGATCCCCAAAACTCCGGCGGTGGCGGCGGTGGCGGCGGGCCACACGAATACATCCGGCACAACGTCTCCGAAGGTATGACAGCGCAGGCCCAGGAGCAGCAACAGATGCAGAATCTGATGACAGCGTCTGCTCCGCAACAACAGGCGGGTTAGTAATGGCACGATATACGTTCGTCACCGATGACGATCCGCAAGAACAGGTCGACATGCATATGTCGATCGTCGAGTACAGTCGACGAGTGAAGGGTGGTCGGATCAGGCTGTCGGATGGTCGGATGGCCCGGGTCGATTGGCAGGCGTTCGGGAACATCAGCTCGGTTCCTGGCAACTACCCCATGGAATCCGATTCGATGGGCGTCGGTATCCATCAGGTCGAAGCTGCCTCAAAAGCCGACGCAGCCGCCGGACTCCCGACCGAATACAACAAGAAGACTGGTGCTGCGATCTTTCGCGATAAGCGGCATCGGCGGGAGTATTGCGAGAGACACAAGGTTTACGATCGCAACGGGGGACACAGCGATCCGCAACTTGGCGGACGCAACTGAACACAAGGGAGAACACGATGTTGAATTACTTACGGCCTTGTATGAGTATTGGGTACGCCCGTTTTCGTTCTCCAGATCCGGACAGTGAAGGCGGCGGCGCAGCAACGGCAACCGGCAACGGCGAATACGATTACGACGACACATTGTTCGATAACGATCTGCAGGATCAGCCCCCGGCAGAGAGCGAAACGCCAGCTGAATCAGACGACGACTCAGACGCGAGATCAGAAAACAACACAGAATCGGACGATGTTGAGGTTGACGGCGACGAAAAAAAACAGGAACAATCACCGAGTTCGCGTCAGGAACAGTCAACGCAGCCTGATGAGGACGACGAATCCGCCACTGACAATGGCGAAGCAGCAGACCAGAAATTTGATAGTGGGCTGCTGGAACGTGCTGGCAACTTGAACTTCACGTACAGCGATGTCCAGTCACTGGGCACCAATGGAGCTCTGGAAGCGGCAGTTCGAAGAGAGGAAGCCCTGCATCAGCGTTGGCAGCAGCAGGAAGCGGCTCGACAAGAGCAGCAGAGAGCAGCAGTCGGCAACGAGCAAAAGCAGGAAGACTCAAAAGAGCCCGAAGAACCTCCTTTCGATGATTGGATCGAGAAGGGGTATGACAAGGCTCAAGTCGAAGTGATGCGACAGCAGTGGTCAGCTAACCAGGCGACCCAGCAACGACTGAATAGTCTGGAGAGCCAAGGCCACCAGGAGCGACAGCTCCAATCGCAACGCGACAGTGTTGAGCGAGAGAACCGTTTCGATGGAATGGTGAAAACGCTTGGCAACGAGTATTCGGATTTGTTTGGGACACAGGATCGCTCAACCCAAATGGACCGAACTTCCCATGAGTTCCAGAACCGCGCGATGATCTTTGGGCAGATGAATCGACTTGCTGCCGGCTACCAGGCCACAGGCGAACCGATGCCAATCGAACAAGACTTGTTCGACAAAGCACTTCGATCGGAATTTGGGACTCGTCAAACCGAACTTGCACGCAGAGAAGTGAAGACGAAGCTCAAGAAGGCTGGCAAGCAGGCGATTTCTCGGCCGGGTAAGACCAGGCCGAAGCCGCAAACCGGCGAAGAAGATGCAGCACAATTCGCGAGAGATTGGTTTCGCGATAACGGCGGCGACTTCCAGGACTCGATTGAGTCTGACGACGAAATTTGAGCAGCAGTCGGAACTTCTCGCGTGACCATACGAAAGGTCACTCTTGATGGTTACTGCTCATGACGACATTACCGATCTGGTAAAAGGCACACTGCGGCATCTCGGCCGCATGAAGTTCCAGCAAATCGCTCAGAACCTCCAGCGATACGAGGTTCTGGGCCGCTGGCTCAAGAAAGACAAGGTGGTGTTCGATTCCGGTCGTGGAATCCAACGCAATCTCATGTCGCGTCTGAGCAATACGGCGGCACACGTCGGATTGCTCGAGACCGACGGCTCCGTCCTGCCCGACTTGATGGAGCAGCTCAACATTCCGTGGCGGCACGCTCAGGTCAACTGGTCGTTTCTGTACCAGACTGACATCCTGATGAATCGCGGTCCGTCGCTGGTCTACAACGTCGTCAAGCCTCGCCGGGCCGCTGCCCTGATCAACATGGCGGAAGAGCTCGAGGCGAAGGCGTGGTCTGTCCCCGACGTCGATAACAAAACCGATCCTTACGGGCTTCCGTACTGGGTGGTCGGCAACGACACGACGGGATTCAATGGCGGTCTTCCGGGTAGTCATACCAAGATCGCTGGTCTCGACCTGACGACCGATGCGCCGAACTTCAAGAACTACACGGCGCAGTACACGAACGTCGACAAGCCTGACCTGATCAAGAAGATGCGGACCGCTCATCGCAAGATCGGATTCTATTCTCCGATCGAAGACGACGACTACGCCAAGGCGGCGTTCAGGGACATGCGTGTCTACACCGACGATACTACGGTTTCGGAATTGGAGGATATCGGCGAGTCGCAGAACGAAAACCTCGGCCGTGACCTTGCTTCGATGGAAGCAGGCGTTCCTAAGGGCGGCGGAAAAGACATCCGCGTGTCCGATTCTGGCGTCATCATGTTCAAGCGGCATCCCATTATCTGGGTTCCGCAGCTGGACGACACCACGGTCTTTACGGCTGAGACGAATCCGGTTTACATGATCAATCACGACACGTTCTATCCCATGTGCCTCAAGGGTGACTTCCTGCGTGAAGGCAGCCCGCGAGAGGTTCCGGATCAGCATAATGCGTGGCGAGTCTTCGTCGATCTTTCCTACAACTACCTGTGTGTGGATCGCCGACGTAACGCGGTCTTCCGTAAGTAGTCTGAGTTATGCAACGATGATCAGGGGTGCAGACATCTGTGCTCCTGATCGTCGTGGGTTTTTGCGGGGGCACTGGCCCAGCCGTTTGGCGAACAGTGTCGCGAAAGCCTGAATGCCCCGATCATCGGATTGTTTCCGGTGGCGAAGGACTCTGCCGGGGGCGGCGGATCGAAGAGAAGGAAAAGTTCAATGACTAATCAGCTCGGCTACGCTTCACGTGCAGACACAAACAGAAATCCGTCTCCGTCAATCTGGGGCAATTGTCCGATCGACGCGATCAACTCAGGACACACTGATGGATTCGGCAAGCGTTGGAACTTCATGGACGGACCGATCGTCGGCAGTGCGGTTTCCGAAGACTTCACATACGGCAATGGCGTGAAGGTTTACACGTCAACCGGTGGCGCGATCGCTGCGGGTGACGAGATTGGCGGGACGGTCGCTCTGTCATCTGACGGAGACGACGAAGGTGCTGCGATGCAACAGCAGAACTTTCCGTTCCAGATCTCGAACAGTCACGGAGACCTCTGGTTCGAAGCACGCATCAAGACGTCAACGATCGCCGACACCAAGCACAGCATATTCCTCGGCTTGTGTGAGACAGTCACGCTGTCTGCAACAGTTCCTATCGCTGCGGCCGGAACGCTGACCGACAACAACTTCGTCGGTTTCCATCGCCTTGAAGCCGATGGCGATTACTTCAATACCGTCTACAAGGCGAATGGCATCACCGAAGTGCTCGTGAAGCAGGATGCGGCATTGCTGGTCGCAGACACGTACATCAAGCTGGGATTCTATCACGACGCCAGCGCAAAGAAGCTGACGTTCTACGATGACGGAAATGCTCTGGCTGACACGAAGTCAATTCCGTCAGCGGCTGGCACGGACTTCCCGAACGACGTCCGACTTGGTTGGGTTCTTGCTGTACTGAACGCAACCGCAACAACGCCAGGAAGCACTGAGATTGATTGGATTCAGGTCTACCAGAAGGGTGTCTGATTACACCCATTGCAATAGTGACGGCACGGTGATTGCGTACCCACACGCCCTCCACATGATCCGTGCCGTCATTTTCCATGTCCGAGTTGACCAACAGAGAGGTGGTGATCAACGATGCACGACAAGTCCAGTGGAAAGGGCGGAGGCCATAAGGCTCCGCAAACCACGAACGACACTTCCGCAGCTGCAGCCGCAGCGACGCAGAAATCCGCTGCCAAAACTGGTGGCGGAAAGAGCGGTCAGGGCGGAGCCTAACCCCGCAAAAGGACGGTCCCCCGTTCTTTTCACCGGCCGGCGCGGCGAAGTCGGCATTTGTCGCGCCGGTCCTTTCGATGCCGACGAAAGGAAATCATGTCAGTTACTTTTCTGCCAAAGCCTACCCTACAGGAACTTAAGGACGCGAAGAGACAGGAAGAGGGTGCGTCTGATGCCACAAAGGGCTCGATCGACGGTAAGCCACCTCGCATAAAACATCCGCCGATCGATTCACGGTCGGTCCGGTTTTATCGCGAGATGCTCAAGATCGAGGACAACTGGCCGCTTCCGGAAGACCTTGCTCGCTTCCATTTGAGAGTCTCCAAACTTCTCGTCAATCACGGCCGGCTGTTGATCGGTGCTGTCGAACACGCATTCATCGTCACGCTGTTCGAAGAGCTTCAGGGCTTCAAAGCTGAGATCGAAACCGAACTCCGAGAGATAGTTGGTGATGCGATCAGGGATGTCGCAGCCGAGCTGGTGCCCGGCATCGTGGAATCGCAGGTATCTCCAGCGATCGACAGGATCATGTCACAACCACGGCAGCCGGATCCGGATTCAGAGGATCTCGGCGACGGAGACCTGACTGAATTGACCAGCCAATGGGACGCGGTTCCCGAGGGCGCAGCCGTTACGGTCACGGCTGGCGACAAGAAAGCAGCAGGCAAATTCCTTGGACTGACCGAGGACCGACGGCTCAAGGTTCGATTGGATGGCGTTACTCGCGGGCACCGAAAATTTGATGCCGATCAGGTATCACTGGTGACCGAAATGGGATCACCATTTTCTGAAAGCGAATAATGCCGCACTCGAACCATCGATCGTTCCGGACGAAGCCGGTTACTCGAGGAACCTACGACTGGTTCCGACAGGAAGCCGGCCGCGTCATGGGGCTCAGTCCCAACCAGATCACTCTCTCAACCGACGAAGAGCGTGACGTTGACGAGTGTGTCGCGCGAGGCGAACGCGATTTCTATACGCCGTCGATGCCGGACATCCCTCCACATCGATGGTCTTTCCTGACAATCGCATTCAGCATGCCGATCAACGCGAACCAGACGGACTATCTGCTTCCCCAGTCCGATTTCGGCGGCATCAGCGGCGATTTGACCTATGCCGCCGCGGACAACAAATACACTGGCCTTCGACACGTCACTGCAGAGAAGATCGACGAGCTGCGATCGCTCAATACGACCAACAGCAGTCACCCGACCCGCTACGCACTCCGCATGTCCCAGCACGGCGGAGTCACTCGCCAGCAGTGGACCATGTCGTTCTGGCCCGATCCTGACGCTTCATACACAGTCAAGGGCAGCTACGACGTCAGTCCTGTTTTGATGAGTGAGGATCGACAGTACCCGTACGGCGGGGCCCAGTTCGAGAATCTTCTGCTGTACTGCGTTCTGGCCCAGGCGGAACTCTACAACGAAAAGTCAAAGTCCAAGAGGTTCCAGCAGGAACGCGACCGGCAGATGGTCGCAGCGATCGGGATGAACAACGGACAGAACCAGCCAGACATCCTTGGCTACAACGGCAACGCGACATTCGGCGGTGGCGGACGACTCCGCGACATCGAGATTCGTGACGGACGGTACTTCGAGAACTTCAGTCCTCTGACATTGGACACGTAAATGTCTCTGGAAGTGACATACGCCACATTGAGAGGCGAAATCGGCCGATTCCTTGGCTACGGGAGAGCGACCACAACCTGGTCGACCGATCAGGCTTCCGATATTGATGACGTTCTTGGGTCAGGTCTTCGTCGATTCTATTACCCGCTGCTTCCAAAACCCGACGTTACCGGACAGCCGGACATCTATTGCTGGTCGTTCTTGAACCAAATCGCATTCATTGACCTGGTGCAGGCCAAAACGGACTACGATCTCCCTGACGATTTTGGCGGAAATCTCTCAGACGGATTCACGTTCGCCGAGAACAGTGGCGAGAATTCGATCACTGAAGTGGACGAGGTTTGCATCCGACGTCGGCTGGAGAACACGACGACGCAGGGTACGCCGTCATACTTCTGCGTTCGGCCTCGGCGTAAATCAGCAGCCGATCGGCAGCTCTGGGAAGCCGTCTTCCACCAGGTGCCTGACACTTCATACACGGTCACGTACCGGTATTCGATCGAGCCCCAGATCGTCGGAACAGGAAACACGAAGCCACATGGCGGCGTGATTCACGCTGAGACAATTCGGGAAGCCTGTCTGGCCGTGGCGGAAGAAATACTGGATGATGAGCCTGGGGTTCATGCACAGCGGTTCGAGAAACAATTGATGTCGTCCATGCTCACCGATAAGAGGATGAGCATCAGTTACTAAGCACGAAACGGAGAGAAACCATGGCAGGCGGAACATATCCAGTAACGGCGCCAACACGCGGGACATACGAGTGGTTTCAGTTGAGGATCGGATTATTCCTTCGCAATGAGCTGGGCGAGCCTTCGCTGGGAACGAATGCCGACCCAGCCATCTGGGACGATTATCAGGTGGGTGTGGTTGACGAGATCATCCAGGAAGGCGCTCTCCAGTTCTATTTCCCGCCATTAGTGATGGGGCAGAAAATCCCCTACACCTGGGCGTTCCTCATGATCGAGGATACGGTCGCTACGGCGAGCTCTGATTTCGATTACGATCTGGACGCCGATTGCGGCGGCATCGCCGAAGATTTCGTCTTCACCAGCGGTGAAGACAAGCGTAAGCCCAAGCTCGTGTCCGCCGAAGAGGTCATGTCGATGCGAGGCCAGGCGGCAGATACCGGCACGCCCGAATACATCGCCATTCGCCCGAAGACCTCAACTGGCTCGGCGGTGCAGACTTACGAGGCCATTGTCTACCCGACGCCAACTGCTATTGAAACTCTGAACTATCGCTTCCTGAAGATCCCGCCGTTGCTCACAACGACGAACAACTTCCCGTACGGAACGGTCACACACGCGAATACGATCGCAGCGTCGTGTTTGTCTGTCGCGGAAGCATTGATTCGTGGAACTCAAGGCCCTATGCACCAGCGTTTCATGCAATGCCTGCAGGCGAGCGTGATGAGCGACATGCGAAGTAATCGAATAACTGCCAATCAGGTTGGCGATTTGATGGACCTGCGAGACAGGGGAATGCAACCACAATAGGGAGATAGCGAATGACACTGTCAGAAGCCGTTGCCGAATACGAGGACTTGGGAACAGAACTCGTAAGGCTTCAAGAAGAATTGGACGTCGCGAAACGAAGACAGGGCGTTCTGTCGAAGCAGGTTTTCTCTGCAGTATCTGCAGGGAAAGAGGCATCCAAAGGCGAATACGAATTTCAGGTTGCTGGCGGGAAGCAGTATCGAGTTCACAACCAGAAGATCGAGCCAATCAACGAAGTCGAAGTCTTGTCACAAGACTTGAGAATCGGAGACTGACATGGCAAACGAAATGACACATGGCGTGTCCCTGATTTTCGCCAAAGGTGGTTCGACTGTCGATGAGGCATTCGGATCAATCGTGAGCGACGTATCCGGGAACTCGGTGACGCACCTTGTGCAAACTGTCGGGTTTGCGGCTGACGAGGCTCTGGTCATGGGCGACGTCAGTACGCCCGGCATGATCATGATCCGGAATCTCGACTCAGCGAATGCAGTTCACATCAGACAGGCCGACGATGCGGCGAATTGCATTGTCGTCAAGGCCGGAGACGTCCAGTTGTTTCGTTTCTCAGAAACCACGACCGCGCCGTTTGTTATCGCAATTACGGCTGCCGTGCAGATCGAATACTGGCTGTTTGAAGACTGATCGCCGTCCGGGGCAAAGGCGTAAGAGTCGCCTCTCTCGTGAGCCCGGAACCATCGCTTTTCACGATGTTAAAGGAACAAACCAATGTCTGCTCAGAACATCTGGCGACTCGTAAACTCCGCACTGGAATTCGGATATCGCCTCTCGACGGGGAACACGCTCAAGGTACTCCCCAAGTCTGACGACGACGGCGCGATCGAGATCGGCGATGGCACGACCGACGTCGACGTGAAAGCGTTCCTTGGCTCGACAACCGAGTACGTCGAACTGGACGTCGGGAATAGCCGGATCAACGCGACAGTGCCCTTCAAGTTCAATGGAGGCGTCGTTACTCAGATCACGTCGCCGACGACTGGCGTGACGCTCAGTGCGTTGTCCGGCCAGATCACGACGATCGCCGGCACACTGGCTGCGGCCGGCGAGGAGACGTTTACGGTCACGAATACGCTGGTTGACGCGACAGATACCGTCATCGTGAGCCTGGCCAGTAATGCAGGCGATGGGACTCCCATAGCCGTTTGCAGTGCAGTTGCGGCGGGATCGTTTGGCATCACGGTCGCCAATCTTCATGCGACCGAAGCCCTGACGACACTCGTAGTGGTCAACTTCGTCGTCATTAAGGGTTCGGCGTCCTGATTTACGGTCTTCTCCCGGATGCTCGGCCTGTCCGGACATCCGGGTTTCTTTTGCGTGACGGAACATCGACATGGCAGACAAAACAGCTGGCATCTTCGTTCTGGATGTCGTGAACGTGAACACGACGGGCAGCAAAGCCCTTCACGCTGCGTGCATCGAAGTCAGGCTCAAGGCTCGCGCGGTTGACGGCCGCCTGCAGCTCGAAGCTGATGACGACACCGAATACTGGACATTGACCGCCGACGTCGAACTGATCCTGTCGGGCCGTAATCTTCACGGGAAGACGTTGTACTTCTCCTCGGGCGCTGATACCAACATCGAGATCATGCAGGTCAAGGACACGGTTGCGTGATTTTGGCCTTGATGTGAATTAACGGACTGTCGACACCAAGAGGCCGCAATGTTCCCTGATCGCTTCACACACGTGCCCGTGTCTTTCGTGTCACAGTCGGCCGCGTATACAGCGAAGCCGTTCGAGTATGTGCTCCTCACGGCAACGGCAGCCGACTACACGCTTACGCTCCCGACGTCTCCGACCGTGAACGACGTTGTGTCGATGTCAGCTACCAGCATCACGGGTGGCTTCAAGGTCACGGTCACGGGCACCACGAAGAACATCCTACTGCGTGAGGGATCGGCGACATCCTTCAAATTATTCATCACCAATGACCACATGGACCTGAAATACAACGGCACGGCGTGGGAAGTGACGAATGACGGCAGAAAGAAGCATGTAGGCGTCATGAGGAACAGCGTGGCCCAGACTATCAGTAATGGAGTATTTACGGTTCTTGGATATGACACTCTTGTAGTTGACCACGGAGGAATTGCTACCATTGCAGATGAGCGTATTACGGCGCTAAGAGACGGTAGCTATAACTATAGAGCACAGTCCATTCCGGAAAATACAACCCTTGCTGCCTCAGACAGAATAGTAACGAGGTTATACAAGAATGGATCTCACTTCCAGGCAGGGGAGCAAGATGAGGATTCTTCGGGAGATAGGCATACGACGGTTGCTGCGGGAATAATAGAGTTGTTAGCGGGGAATTACATTGATGCGAGAATCTACTACTTGACAGGGGGAAATTGCGATACGGAAGCGAACTACTCACATTTCCAGGTCTTCGAGACTTAGTAATGGCTAGCATTAAAATACCAATCGCTGCAAACGCATCTGCAATTATAGAAGCAGCAGGCGGGATTACTGGTGTTGAAAGTGATTCTTATGTACACCATAGCATTCTGCATTGTCCCGATGTATCCCAGGAAACCTTGGATGCAGTAGTCACCGCCTACGACCACGAAGCATATCTGCGTGATCAGGCATTAGCACAACTCATCAAAAGCAAGCAACAGCAGGCCAGTGATGAAATACTCAATCTGGCACCAGAATGGAAACAGCGAAACCTACTTGCTCAATCTCTTCTTCTGGTTTTCACACAACTCAATATATTGGATTCACCAGAAGCCTCAGAGATGCATGATCTATGGAAGAAGATCGACAAGATTCGCAAAGACAGTAACGATACGCCCATAACGGAAGACGACAAGAAGAAGGAGTAAGCCGTGGCGGCTATTGAGCAACTTGACACCGAGAATGCGGACCGCAACCTGACGTCGCAGGTGACCGTGCTTACGGACACTCCCGATGTTTCCGGCGCACGGCTGTGTCAGGTGTCTATCCAGCTCGGCGATGGAGTGAACAACCTTGACGGTACTGGCGGTACGTTCGAACTTGAGATTCTCGTTGACGGCAACACTATCAATGGTGGTGTGGAGTACCAGAACGTCGGCACCAAGGTGCGTACGAGTCTGCAAAGCCAGTCATTCATTTGCCCGCCTAACATGGAAGTGGTCGTCAAGCTAAAGTCACCAAATTCGGCTGACACGGGAGTGGACGTCACAGCCTATTTGTACGACGTCGGTCCTTCAGTGGTGAGTGCGGACCTGCCAGCGAACTTTGCAGCGACTGTGATCACGGCTGGCGGCGCTGTTGACTCGCTGATTCAGGGATTCCTGAACGACACGATCGCCGAGACCACAGCGGACAATATCGCCGCGAACTTTGAAATCTTCTGGGATAACGCCAATGTGCTGACAGCAAAAACCGTTGACGATGTTGGCGGAAGCGGTGCTTCAGCGGCTGATGTTGCTGACGCCGTCTGGGACGAAGCCGAGGCTGACCATACCGCGGGCGGCTCATTCGGTAGTTTGGCGGCAGCGATATTCGCAGACACGGATCAGATTGTCATCGAGATCGGTACGGCAGGTGCTGGACTCACGGATCTTGGCGGCATTACGAATATCAGCTCTCTGGTTGTATCTGCTTCCGGTGAGGTCGATTCATTAGTGCAGGGCTTCCTCGATATTAACATTTCTGAGACGACCGACGGCAATATCTCCGATAACTTCGATACGTTCTACGACAATGCCAATGTCCTGACGACGAAGACAGTTGACGATGTCGGCGGAGGCGGATCATTGACTGTCGCTGCGATCGCTGACGGTGTGTGGGATGAAGTTCGGATCGATCATACGACGGCAGGTTCGTTCGGCGAGATCGCGACGGAGATCGCTTCCATCCTCGTGGACACCAGCACGACGATTCCTGCGACGATCACGACGGCACAGAATGACCTGGATGTCATCACAGGGGCTGATGGCGTGAATCTGCTGTCGGCGACGCAGTCCAGTATTGACGCGATCGAAGTCGATACAGCAGAGATTGGAACAGCCGGTGCTGGCCTGACTGCGCTGGCTGGCATTACGAATATCAGCTCTCTGGTTGTATCTGCTTCCGGTGAGGTCGATTCATTAGTGCAGGGCTTCCTCGATATTAACATTTCTGAGACGACCGACGGAAATATCGCGTCCAACCATTCAACCTTCTGGGATAATGCAAACGCGATAACGGCGAACACGGTAGACAATGTGGGTGGCGGATCGGATCGGTCGGTGCTGGCTTCTACGACGATCGCCACATTATCTACACAGACGAGTTTTACTCTGGATGTCGGCAGTTCAGACAATGACGCCTACAACGGATGCACTATCGTCGTAGAGTTTGAGTCGGATGCGGACCAGAAAGCCGTCGGGATTGTGAACGACTACGTTGGGTCAACGAAGACCGTCACATTGTTGGAAGACCCGGGAGTCTTCACGATGGCGGCGGCGAATAAGGTGTTCATCCTGGCAGAGAAGTCGTTGAAGCCGACAACGTCGGATGATCATCATGTGGATGTTACGAGTGGTGGAAACGTCGGCGTGGACTTCGGGAACATCTCTGGCACACTGACAAACGCGAACGTAGCTGCGTTTGATGCGAATGAACGTGTTGATGTCGGACAGTGGGTGGGAGGTGCTGTGTTCCTGTCTGCGTCTACGCCTGTTGTGAGCATGGAGTACATCAAGGGCACGGCGTTAACGGAGGCCACCAGCGGGCGACTGGCTCAGTCGTTCTCTACACTGTTCGATAATGGTGATTCTGGCGCGACGGCCGTACTTGATGACATCACGTCCATCCTGACGGATACTGGGACGACGCTGCAGGCGGAACTCGACGGAATTCAAGCGGATACCGAAGACATTCAAACTCAGATCGGCACTGCCGGTGCCGGACTCACGGGCCTCGGCGGCATGAGCACGACAATGAAGGCCGAGGTGAATGCGGAAGCTGACACAGCGCTGACCGACTACGACGCGCTGGTGCCGGCGGACCTGCCGAGCAACTTCAGTGCCCTGGTTATCACGGCTGGCGGCGCTGTTGACTCGCTGATTCAGGGATTCCTGAACGACACGATCGCCGAGACCACAGCGGACAATATCGCCGCGAACTTTGAAATCTTCTGGGATAACGCGAACGCCATCACTGCTCAGACCGTTGACGATGTTGGTGGAAGCGGTGCTTCAGCGGCTGATGTTGCTGACGCCGTCTGGGACGAAGCCGAGGCTGACCATACCGCGGGCGGCTCATTCGGTAGTTTGGCGGCAGCGATATTCGCAGACACGGATCAGATTGTCATCGAGATTGGAACAGCCGGTGCTGGACTCACGGATCTTGGCGGCATGAGCACGACAATGAAGGCTCAAGTAAACACTGAGTGCGATACGGCACTGACTGACTATGATGGTCCGACAAACGCGGAAATGGTCGCCAGGACTCTTGTTGCTGCGAGTTACTTTGATCCGGCAGCAGACACGGTCGCGACCGTAACAACGCTCACTGGCCACACGCCACAGACAGGCGATTCATTTGCGAGACTCGGTGCGCCGGCAGGGGCCAGCGTGTCCGCCGACATTGCTACAGTGGATTCGAATGTTGATGCCATTCTGGTCGATACTGCCGACATGCAGCCGAAGCTCGGAACGATTACGGATCTGGGTGCCGGGGCGACTCTGGGCGACAACCTGGCGGATATGGCGGGTGCAACATTCAGCACGACGACCGACTCACTGGAAGCGAATCGGGATCGGGGTGATGCCGCATGGACGACGGGTGCTGGTGGCTCCGATCGCTTGATCATGGCCGACACGACGATTGCCACGCTGGCTTCGCAGACGTCGTTCACGTTGACTGCGGGAAGCGCGGACGACGATGCGTACAACGGCTGTACCATCGTGGTTGAGGATGTGGCTACGGCGACACAGAAGGCGCGTGGAGTGGTGGACGATTACGCGGGTTCGACGAAGACGATCACGCTGCTCGAAGACCCGGGCGTGTTCACGATGGCTGCGACTGACAAGGTCTACATCCTTGCCGAGTCCAGCCTGAAGCCGACGACCCAGGCTGACTATCACGTGGACGTGACGTCGGGTGGGAACGTCGGGATTGACTGGGGCAACGTGTCCAACCCAACGACGGCGGTGGACCTGTCGGGAACTGATATTCAGCTTGCGGACACCGTAACGACGCTCACAGGCCACACGGCACAAACCGGAGACACGTTCGCGTTGGCCAACGGCGCGGCAGGCTTTGTGGCGATTGACACCGTAGTTGACGCCATTCTTGTCGACACGGGCACGACGCTGGACGCGGCAATTGCGGTTATTGATGCGAATGTCGATTCCATTTTGGTGGACACTGCCGAGATTGGCGCGGCAGGTGCGGGACTCACGGGACTCGGCGGAATGTCTGCCACAATGAAAGCTCAGGTGAATACCGAGTGCGACACGGCATTGACCGACTACGACCCACCGACGAATGCTGAGATGGTGGCTCGCACGCTGGTGGCTGCGAGTTACTTTGACCCGGCGTCAGATACCGTGGCGACGGTGACAACCTTGACGGGCCACACAGCCCAAACCGGCGACACATACGCTCTGGCGAATGGCGTTACCGGGTTCAGTGCGATTGACACTGTTGTGGATGCGATCAAGGTCAAGACTGACTACCTGACACAGACGTACGCAGGCTCAGGCACTATCGACGTCAATCTCTCAACGATCAATAACGTCATCCAGACGGGCGGAGACCTGATTGCGCAGCTCAGCAACATCCTGACTGACACTGGAAACACATTGCCGGCCACGCTCGCGACGATCGATGGGATCGTGGATTCGATTCTCGTGGACACCGGCACGACGATTCCTGCGACGATCACGACGGCACAGAATGACCTGGACATCATCACCGGCGCTGATGGCGTGAACCTCCTGTCTGCAACACAAGCGAGTATCGACGCAATCGAAGTCGATACTGGGACGACGCTGCAGGCGGAACTCGACGGAATTCAAGCGGATACCGAAGACATTCAAACTCAGATCGGCACTGCCGGTGCCGGACTGACAGCGATACCTGCGCACGGCGCGACGACGGGTACGGCGGATTCCGGGTCAACGACAACGATGGTTGATGCGGTTCGCAATGAAGCCGACAACGATTACTGGAAGGGCGGGTTGATCAAGTTCACGTCTGGGACCATCAGCGGACAGACCAGGTCAATTACCGGGTTCACGGCAGCAACTGACACGCTCACGTTCGAACCGGCGACTACTCAGGCGGTTGGGACGAACACATACGAATTGCTTCCGTTCGGACGTGCTGACCTGCTGGCAGCGACACAAGCCAGCATCGACGCCACCGAAGCAGACACGAATGAACTGCAGGTTGACGATTACCCGACGACGCTGGCGACGCTGGCGACAGCGACAGCACTCACGACGGCACAGAACGACTTGGACATCATCACCGGCGCTGATGGCGTGAATCTTCTGTCGGCGACGCAGGCGTCAATCGACGCGATCGAAGTCGATACTGGCACAACGCTCGACGCGGCTATTGCCGTCATTGACGCGAATGTGGACCAGATTGAAGCGGCGGTCATCACGAACGCGGCAGGAGTCGACATCGCGGCAGACATCATCGCACTGAAGGCCGAGACAGTCCTGATCGTCGCAGACACGAACGAGCTGCAGACCGATTGGGCCGACGGCGGCAGGCTTGACCTGATCATCGATGAGCTGACAACGAATATCGACGCGATCGAGACGGATACCGCAGACCTGCAGAGCCAGATAGGCATGGCCGGCGCAGGACTCACGGACCTAGGCGGCATGAGCACGACAATGAAAGCTCAGGTCAATACGGAGGCTGACTCAGCCATCGTGACGTACGGGCTTGACCATCTGATCTTCACGTCGGTCATAGGCACAGACATCGCCGACGACTCAATTGTCGCGTTCATGACATCGAAGTCCGCAACGGCAGATTGGGACGATTTCGTCAACACGACGGACTCACTTCAGGCAATCAGGGACAATCAGTCGGCAGGCACTGGGCTGACGGCATTATCAACCGGCACCGCACAGTCCGCGACATCCACGACACTCGTCCTCGCCGCATCTGCAGCCTTCGCCGACGACGAGCTGATCGGTAACATGATCAAGATCACGGGCGGTACGGGCGTGGGCCAATCACGGCAGGTCACGGACAATGTCCTCTCGTCGGACACGGTGACAGTCGACCGGGCATGGACAACCACGCCTGACGCAACGTCTACATACGAGATTGTCGAAGGCGTTCTCCCGGACACCTTCGCCGACGCCCTGCTGGTGCGCGACGTTGATAACGTCGAAGGAACGGCCAACGAGCACACGCTCTGCACTGTCGTTCTCGGGTGCCTTGAGTCGTCGATCAGCGGGACGACACTCACGATCAAGCGAACGGACGGGTCCACGACGCACGTCACGAAAACGCTGACCAAGACCGCTGGAGACGCTCCCATTCGGGGGATCACCTGATGTTACTTCAATTCTTCGGGGCCAGCAGTTATTGGGACGGTGGCCGTTCGGTCATATCACCGCAGCGACTTGGATTGACGGGCCTTGACCGTGTTCCCGTAGAAGACCGTCGGGCACGTCGGGTAGTTGACGCACTCGCCTCACTCCAACTGTCTGGGATCGACCCGACGTCCGGCCTGTTGTCATTGGGGGCTGCCACGTCACCGGAAGATGGAGTCCGCGGTGGGATCTTTCAGATGATTACAATCAGCGACCTGAATCAGACTATCAGTAGTCCTCCCACCCAGGCAGAAGGCCAGGCGATCAGCGACAAGATTGACGAGATGTTGCAGTCGTTCAGGGATGCGGAGATCATGGCCACATGAGTAATCGCCTGCTACTCGATCGTAGTCCTGTTGAGGATCGTCGCTGGCGTCGAGTGTTTGATGTCCTCGGCTCGGTTACTCTGGTTGGCTTGGAAACCGTCGGGAACAAACTGCAACCAGCAGCCCCGACAACCACTGCGATCGGCGGTCCTTTTCTCGTAAGCGCGATTGCCGACCTTAATCTGACCGTTTCGAACCCTCCCACGCAGGCAGAAATACAGTTGATCACTGACAAGATCGACGAGACCCTGCTTGCGTTTCGGGTTGCTGGAATCCTGGAATGGTGACCGACGATGCCAGATATCAGAGACGTGACACTCTCGTTTCCGTATAGCGGATTGTCTGAGGGCGTGAGCTTCGACGGCCAGCCCGACATGACCAGTCCGGACCTCTCGAACGTGGTTCCGTACGACCCATTGACTGGACGCAAACGCGGCGCTCAGCGGGTAGGTCTGTCGAAGTACGAAGCCACCCAGATCGATACGGCACCAGTTCAGGAACTGATCCATCTGGCTGGGCCCGGATTCGTAAACCAGATCGGGAACGGATCGAGCATCGTTTCGGCTGAAGGGCTTGGTGTCCCCCACGCGTGGGTGATGCTTGACACGAATGGCGTGGCGATCGTAAGCGTTGACGATCAAGGGGCCACGGACCTGCAGCAGTCATCCTGGGATACGGATTGCAACGCCTATGTCACAGCAACAGTTACGGCCAACCAGAACGACGTCAAGCTGATGAAGTACAGTCCGGCTGGCGTCTTGATCTGGTCCCAGACGATTACCGTGGCGACGACTGCACCCGCAAGGCGACTGGTACGCGGCCAGTTCCAATTGAAGAACATGATCTACGTCCTATGGGACGGCGACGGCGCATACGAAGGTTCGATTCGTCGATATCACATCTCCGACGGAACCGAAGTTGACGCCAGCCCGTTCGTGGCAGCGGTTGGGAATGTTGCTGGTCTTCGAAATTCACTTGGCGATCAAGTCTCGTGGCTGCACGCCAACACCAGCCGGTTGTGCTGGGCACAATGGGACAACTCAGACTTCAAGCTCAGCCTGGTGTTTATCAATCCAGACTCTGGAGACACGGTATCGACGGTCGTGCTTCATGATGGCACGCATGTGATTACCGACAATGTCAGGTTCTGGGGCCTTGCTTCCGACGGCCTGGGATTCTTCTATGTCCATTACCACAAGGGTGACATTACCGGACCTCCAGATGGACATGTCCGGAAATACGACATTGATGGAAATAAGCAGTGGGAGCAAACCTACGTCGACATCTCCAACGACAACTACGCACTGACATTCTTACCGGACACCGATCATATTGCGATTTCCGGGAATGATGTTTTCGGAGTGGCGTACAGTCTGGTTCTCCTGGATGTATCCGACGGCGCGATCGCCCAGCAACTGGACCCGTTCAGTGACATCTCGGCAACTGGTTATGTGGCGGTTTCAGCAAGTGACGGATTCGGAGGCCTGATTTGCAGTTCGGCAAATCTCTTCCAGAACCGCTTGCGTCGGCTGAGCACGGACTTCACGACAGTGCTCTGGACCTACACAAACAACGACGAGCTGGAGCCAATGAGTTCCTGTTCGCGGCCAGTTGTCCTCCAGACAGGCGTCAAGCAGAGGTACGTGCGGTCTCTTGCCGTCTGCGGCGGAACTGTCAAGCGTTTCGACAACGATGTCGATGGGGCCGTGCTGGTCACGAATGGAAACGACGTGCTGTCGAATCGCCCCATCATCTTCGGGACTGTTTTCCTGCAGGACGTCTACTTCGCCGATGGTGAGACGACGAAATACTACGCTGCAGTGACGAACTCGATTGAGACCTGGACGCCATCGTCGGGAAGCCTGCCGATCGATGGTAACGGTTTGCGTGCCCGCCTGATCGATACGTGGCAGGGCCGCGTGTGTCTTTCGGGACTGCCGGGCGACCCACAGAACTGGTTCCTCAGCGCGATCAACAACCCGCTCGACTTTAATTACGGGAACGATCCGCAGACGGTTACGGATGCCGTGTCTGGCTCCCTGTCGGACGCCGGCGAACTGGGCGACGTCGTTAATTCGATGTGTGCGTTCACCGACGATGTCCTGCTCTTTGGCTGCGACTCCAGTCTCTGGCAACTGACCGGCAATCCGGCGGCCGGCGGTCGACTCGACGAACTCAGCGACATCACAGGCATGGCGTGGGGCAGGCCTTGGACCAAGCAGCCGGACGGAACGCTCTGGTTCTTCGGATCCCGCGGCGGACTTTATCGGATGGTTCCGAACTCGCAGCCAGAACGCGTCAGCCTCGCGAACATAGACGAGCGATTGGCTACGATCGACATGAAAACCCGCATCGTCCGGCTGGCGTGGGACGACCGGCTCATGGGTATCTGGATCACATTGACTTCCACCGACCAGCTGACGGCGGCCACTCACTATTTCTTTGACGCTCGGACAGAAGCCTTCTTCCCGGTTTCCATGGCAAACCTGGACCACGAACCGCACGTCCTGCACGTTTACGATGGCGACGATCCCGACGATCGCGTAGTTCTGCTCGGCTGCCGCGATGGCTATGTTCGGAAGTTCGACCCAACAGCAACCGACGACGACGGCACGGCGATCGACAGTTACGTCATGATCGGACCGATTCAGGGACAGGAGCAAGTGCCCTTGATTCTGAATGAGGTACAGGCGACCTTGGCTATTGGATCATCCGACGTAACTTGGTCTTTGCATGTTGGCGATTCTGCCGAAGAGGCGAAATCTGCTACTCTATCGGCCACTGGAACATTGTCGACAGGCCGTAATCAATCATTCCGTCCGCGAGTTGGTGGGCATTCGATATACTTGAAGCTACGGAACGCCACGGTTGCCCAGACGTGGGCACTGGAGCGTATCGCAGCCCGATTCCGAACGACTTCAGTATCGTTTGGTAGGAGATTCTGATGCCAGTCGCCTTTGGACCTCAGTTGCCCGGAATCAACCCGAGTGGCACAAACTTCCCGGTGTTCTCGAATCCTCAGACCAATACGGCTGGGCTGCAGTCCAGTCTGAATCCGGCGGAGGTTCCTCTCGCGCCAATCTCAGTGGGCGTAAATCGCTCGATCAATGGGCCTAATCTGGCTGGTGGATTCAACCAATTCAACCAGTCCCAACAACAGCAGAATTCGCTCTATAACGCTGTTCTTGGCCAGCACGACACGCGAGTTGGTAGCCTAATAGGCCGCAACGAAGCGATGGCGAATGCGACACGGTCCCAGCAGGCTTCCGGGATTGCGGATATCGGTGGCCAGTGGGGAGCCGCCAGGACCGAGGCGCTCGACACGTACGGCAGTATCATGGGCGCTGATCGCAACCGACTGCTGCAAGAGAACGCAAGGATCACTGGCTTGCATGGCGATCGTAGCGGAGCCTACAGCCAGGCCCAACTAGGAGCCGGCGGAGTCCAGGAAGGTTACCAGACGCGGCTTGGCGATATCGACACGCGGCAGAATCAGGAACTGAATGCAGCAGCGAATCAGACAGCAGGCCAATTGGAGTCCAGTCAGACGGGCCTAAATTCCGCATACGCCCAACGGACTCAGCAGATTGCCGACCTTCTGTCGCAGCGAGGCCAGTCGGCATCACGGGACATTGATCGTGAATACGATCGTTCTCGAGCCGAAAGCCTGAATGATATGACCTCGCGCGGGTTGTCGAACACGACAGTCCTGAGCGGGCAGAACAGGGGCATCGAATCAGACCGATCAGCTGCACAGCAGAGGTTGCGTGACACGCTTCGAGACGAAGAGATTCGACAGTTGACCCAGGTTGGCGGAGAAGAACTGCAGAACCGGAGCCTGGGTATTGACCGATCGTATCAGGCAGGCCGTGCGGGAGTCGGAGATGTTGCCCAGTATCAGACACTGCGATCACAGCTCATGGGTGACCAGCTT